AAGGCCCGCATTAAACGGCTGGAGGCTGAGCTTCTGGCCATGGAAAGCGAGCAGGCAGCTGCTAATGATGATGTGACCATCGTGGACGATATCGGGGGCGGGGAATGATATGCAGATAAGACTTTCTGAAATCATCGCGCCTCACTTCTTTGATATCCATCAGGACATCAAAAAGCATGGCCATACATTCTATTGGGAGGAAGGCGGGCGAGGCTCCACCAAGTCGTCGCATATCAGCATTGAGATTCCTTTGCTACTGCTGAAAAATCCGCAGTGCCACGCGGTGATTCTTCGCAAGGTAGGCAACACCATCAAAAACAGCGTATATCCGCAGATGCAATGGGCCATCGACAAGCTGGGGCTTTCCAGCAAGTTCAAGTTCAAATCAAGCCCCCACGAAATCACCTACAAAAAGACAGGTCAGAAAATCCTATTCATGGGCGTGGATGACCCGCAGAAAATCAAGTCAATCAAACTGCCTTTCGGTTATATCGGAATAGCATGGTTTGAAGAACTTGACCAGTTCAGCGGGATGGAGGAAATCCGAAGCCTTAACCAGTCACTTTTGCGTGGCGGTTCACAGTATTGGGAGTTCTGCTCATTCAACCCGCCGAAGTCGCAAAATAACTGGGTGAACGAGGAAAAGCTGATTGATGATGCTGACCGGCTTATCCATCACTCTGATTATCGGGGAGTACCGAGGGAGTGGCTAGGCGAGCAGTTCTTTGCGGATGCCGAAAAGCTCAAGGCCAAGAACTTGCGAAGCTATGAGCATGAGTACCTGGGCGAAGTCACCGGCACTGGCGGCGCTGTCTTTGAGAATGTCGAAGATATGCGCATGAGTGATGAAATGGTGGCACAGTTCGACCGCCTGCTCTATGGGCTTGACTATGGTTTTGCAGTTGACCCGCTGGCGTTCCTCTGCATGCACTATGACCGCAAGCATGAGGTTTTGTATATCTTTGATGAGATATACCAGCAGAAGCTGACCAACAAGCGGGCTGTGGAGCTTATCAAGCCAAAGGCAGAGTTTAGGCGGATAACCGGCGATTCAGCAGAGCCGAAATCAATCGCTGAAATGCGAGAGCTGGGGCTTAACATCACAGGAGCCCGCAAAGGCCCCGATTCGGTTGATTTTGGTATGAAGTGGCTGCAGGGCAGGGCGAAAATCTACATCGACAAGCAACGGTGCCCGAACACCTACAAGGAATTTGTGATGTATGAATACGAGAAGAACCGCCAAGGGCAATTCATAAGCGCCTACCCTGACCTAAACAACCACGCAATAGATGCCTGCCGTTATGGGTGCTCCGAGGTGATGCGGGCAGGCGGCATGAGTATATTCAAATAAGAGGTGAGACAATGGAGCTGGATGCAGCTAAACGGTTAATAAATAAATATGTGCAAGGCCACGCTGATTTCATGGCCAGAGCCGCCGAAGGTGACCGCTATTACAGGGTGCAGAATGACATCATTTTCCGCAAGTCTAAGCACGGTGAAGGGTATATGAAGGACAATGACGGAATCAGCAAGGTAAAACCTCCTGACCCCATGCGGCGTGCTGACAACAAGATTCCCTTTTCCTTCTATCAGCTGCTGGTCAATCAGAAAGCAGGGTACATGTTCACAGCCCCGCCTTTGTTCGATGTGGGGGATGAGAACCTAAACAAGGTCATAGCGGAAACGCTGGGCGATAGATATGCGCAGAAGATTAAGGAACTGTGTGTTAATGCCAGCAATGCAGGTATAGCATGGCTCCACTACTGGCAGGATGAGCACGACGGCTTTTCCTATGGCGTGGTGCCCAGCTATCAGATTATCCCTGTATGGTCCCACAAGTTGGACAAGAAACTGCTGGCGGTGTTGCGAGTCTACAAAGACTTTGACGATGCCGGGGATGAATGGGACATCTACGAATACTGGACAGACACCGCCTGTGAGGCGTTCCGAAAGCCTGCTGCAGATGAAAGTTTCGATGGGCTGACCTATTACCCTATGTTTACAGATTTCTACTATGCAGGGCTGACCGATTCGGAAAACAAGGTGCTGCATGACTGGGGGCGGGTGCCTTTCATCCCCTTCATGAACAACAACATAGGGGCCCGCGACCTCGACGCGGTGAAAGGCCTTATCGATACCTACGACAAGACCTTTAGCGGCTTTGTGGATGACTTGGAGGATATACAGGAAGTAATACTGGTGCTCACCAACTACGGCGGGCAGGACATGGGGCAGTTCTTATCTGACCTCAAATATTACAAGTCGATTCAGATGCAATCCTCCGGCGATGGAGACAAGAGCGGTGTTTCGACTCTTAACATCGATATCCCGGTGGAGGCCCGCGATAAACTGCTGGAGCTGACCCGCAAAGCTATCTTTGACACCGGGCAGGGGATTGACCCGCAGCAGCAGGGCCTTGACTCCACGAGCGGCGAGGCGATGAAGTTTCTGTATGCACTGCTTGAAATCAAAGCAGGCCTCATGGAGACAGAATTCCGCATAGGTTTAGCAGATTTGGTGAGAGCCATCTGCAGGAACTATGGGCGGGAGCCTGGACAAATTATCCAAACATGGACACGCACCAGCATCCGCAACGATGCAGAGCTGGCCTCCATGTGTTCTGACTCTGTGGGGATTATCTCCAAGAAAACCATTTTGAAAAATCACCCCTTTGTAGAGGATGCCGAAAAAGAAATCGAACAGCTGGAGAAAGAGAAAGAAGCTGAAATGGAAGCGGCCAACATCTACCAGGGCGATTTACCAAAGGATAATAAGGACCCGGAAGCTGGGGAAGGAGGTGAAAACGACGATGTTTGAACTACTTTGCCAGTACGCAAGGAAATTCGGGCAGGATTTCCCGATTTCCAAGGTGATGGACACATCCAATGAAAACGGCGTTATTCAGCTGGTGCAGAAATGCCTTGCAGAAAACAAGCCGTTTGGTGGCGGCAAAAAGAAAGATGCCGCTAAGACCTCTAAATAATTTCCTTTAGCGGAACAGGTTACCGCGTAAAAAACCGTAAGGAGTGAATGAACAATGAAGATTGAAGAACTGCTGAAAAAAATCGGTGTTGCCGATGACAAGATGGCCGAAGCTGAAAAAGAGGTAAGAGCTTACCTCGAAAACGATTTTGTTTCCATGTCTCGTTTTAACGAGGTGAACGAGTCGAAGAAGTCACTGACTGAACAGCTGGCAGAACGTGACAAACAGCTTACCAGCTTGAAGAAATCGGCCGGCGATAACGAAGGCCTCAAGAAAGAAATTGAAGCCTTGCAGTCGGCGAACAAGCAGCAGAAAGCCGAATTCGAGGCACAGGCCAAAGCCTTGAAGATTGACACTGCCGTAAAATTGGCCATCGCTGACAGCGCCCAGGACACCGATATTGTGGCGGGCCTCATCGACAAGAACAAACTTATCTTAGGTGATGACGGTAAGATTACCGGCTTGACCGAGCAGGTGGAGGCATTGAAGAAGGATAAGAGCTTCCTTTTCAAGACTGCACCGAACAAACCGAATTACAGCCCGAATGGCGGGGGCAATCAGCCGCCCACCACCAACCCCTTCAAGAAGGAAACCTTCAACTTGACGGAGCAGGGCAAGATGTTGAGAGAAAACCCCGAACAGGCGCGAGCAATGGCAGCCGAAGCGGGTGTTTCGATTTGATGATTTAAGGAGGATTAAAAATTATGGGTACTACTTTAGCTGATGTTATTGTTCCTGAACTTTTCACGCCGTACACGGTGCGGAAAACCATGGAGCTTTCCACGCTGTTCCAGAGCGGCATTGTCGCTCATTCCCCGGAGTTTGACCGCCTCGCAAGTGAAGCGGCACCAGTGCATAATATGCCGTTCTTCGAGGATTTGACTGGTGACTCTGAAAACGTGGTGGAAGGTACTGACCTGACCGCCGCTAAAATCACCAGCAAGATGGATGTGTCCACGACCATCCGCCGCGCTAAGGCATGGAGCGCCACCGACCTTTCTGCTGCACTGGCAGGCAAGGACCCCATGGCCGCTATCGGTTCCCTTGTTGCTGGCTTCTGGGCCCGCGATATGCAGAAGGAACTCATTAACACCCTCAATGGCGTGTTCGGCTCCTATACCAGTGGTTCCGACACGGTGACCCCGCTGGAGGACCACATCCATGATATTTCGGGCGCTTCCGGCAATGCTGCCAAGATTTCCGCATCCGCATTCATTGATGCCTGCCAGCTCCTGGGCGATGCACAGGGCCAGCTCACTGCAGTTGCTATGCACTCTGCAACCAAGGCTTACCTCAAGAAGCAGAACCTCATCCAGACGGAACGTGATTCCACGGATGTTGAATTCGATACCTACCAGGGCCGCCGCGTAATCGTTGACGATGGTTGCCCAGTAGCAGATGGCGTATATACCACCTACCTGTTTGGTAACGGCGCTATTGCATACGGCAACGGCTCCCCTGTGGGCTTTGTACCGACCGAAGTTGACCGCGACAAGCGCAAAGGCTCCGGTGTTGATTACCTCATCAACCGCAAGACCTTCATCCTGCATCCGCGCGGAATTAAATTCACCGGCGCTGTTCGTGCTAACCAGGAAACTGTAAGCCGTGCTGAACTGGCCAATGCCAAGAACTGGGAGCGTGTTTACGAGCCGAAAGCAATCCGCATGGTTTGCTTCAAGCACAAAATTTAATCGGAGGTATAGCCGATGGGCAAGAAAGACGAAAACTATTGGAAGGAC